GACACAGGCCCAACGGGAGGAACGGGTCCAACAGGAGACACAGGCCCAACGGGAGGAACGGGTCCAACAGGAGACACAGGCCCGACAGGAGCAACTGAAGGTTGTCTTTGTGATTGCTGTGTTTTACCTATGCAAAGCGTTTTACAACAACTTATTGGAGAAACTGTTATTCTTGGCACTATTGCAGACACACCTAACACGCCCCCACTTTTCTTTCTATTTACTATCACTTCCGTGAATGATTTTTTAGTTACAGTTACAGATGGCACTACAACCTTTGTGGTCAATATTTCTGATGTAACAGGAGTAGGTTTTTTACCACCAGGACCACCTATAACATTACTTCCACCTACCGATGTAGGATGCGAGTGTGAATGTCGTGAACGACCAATTAGACAGTTACTGGATGCGTTTATTGGATCTACAGTGAGTCTTTTAGCAAGTAATGGTTCTATTGCAGCGGATTTTAACGTGGAACAAACGGGACTTGGTATAGTACTAGGGACATTACCTATAAATCCAACTACAACTGTTAGGTTTGCTATTTCAACTTGTAAAATTACAGCTGTGAATATAACTCCTGCTACGATATAGTGGATTTCTTTCAGAAGTATCTGTTCCTAATAGATTAAAAAGCAGAGTAGACAATCTACGTTTCTATAATGCTCCATCTTAGCAGGATAAAGATGGAGCTGGTTCTGTAGATACAGGATTGGGATTTATAATTGATGCAAAAGTGAGTGTCAATGGTTCGCCACAGTATAAAGTACATAACAGTAAAGGAAAAACATACTATACTACTACAAATGAAGCCTATGTATTTACTCATCTAACACAATGTATCTTCATGATTAATTAGCTGTGTCCTCTTGCTCTTTCTAAATCCTCTATCTGTAAATTCTCCACAACTATATTATTGGCGTACAATAATTAGGTAAATGTGTCTAAATGGTTTTCTAAGCGTACAAAATTCCCAAATTGATATGGTAAGTTTATGAAAATAATAGTGAAAAATAATATATATGTCTAATACACTATCGAGTTTTATCCATATTATCTTATTAAGAATTACAAAAGGAGGTGGAAAAAGAATGGACGAGCATATACAACCTCAACTTTCACCGCCATGGATCACATATTTTAATGAACTTAGAAATTCAGTAGGAGCTGATCCAACTGTAACAGTAGGTCCGCTAATACCGACTGATGGAAATTTTATTATTTTAGTACAAACTACGGATTTTGAAAAAGCGATTACATTAGCTACACTTCTTAAACCTACAGTGCAATTTGGCAATGTAACTATTATTGTTAGTGTTATTGGGGATGGGATTGTAAATCCAATTCCTTATCCTTTAGACGCTTTTGAACTTGTACAAGTTGTTGTACAGCCGCAGTTCTCGGGTGGAGCGAATGTTGTTTTTCCAGTTTTTTCTGCAGAAGTAATACAGTTTTTTAATGATGATATATCTAATCTGTGTCAAACTTTCACAGAAGTCGCTGCAAAAGTTTTTCGTGATGTAATGAATGATGCAATATGCGGTATACCGATTTTATACTCGACAAGTTGTAGTACAAGTACTGAAACTACATAATTTATTGGTGAAAAAACTGATCAAAATAAAGAAATACAACCAAAATTGTTTTATTAATTTAAAAGAGACATTTCCAATTTTAGGAGATGTCTTCTTTCATTTGTAAAACGAATACATGTCCTAAGAAATTTACTTCATTTATAAAAATTCTTATATATGATTAATGGAATGATTATAAAAAGTGCTAACAAGTTTGCAAACGAACTTACTAACACATATAAGAAATAGATAAAAAATATCGCTGATATGTTACCTTCAAATATAGACTTAATCATATAGAAAACACTAATACTGAATACTCATAAAATCATTCGTGATATCAAAGATAGATAATGTATTCAAGGAATTTTGATACCCGATATATCTAGAAGTCCATAATAAGTTTTTGAGAGTGTACGTACTAAAAAATATAGGCTGGTTAATAAAATTTTATTAAAATGCTGAAACTTCGATAGTCGCGGTTGTTATTAAAGTGATTGGGATAGTAAAGGTAATTGTATTTGTTGCTCCACCAGAAATAGTAAGTACGCCAGTGTCAATTACCCTATCGGTAAGAATTAATGTTGGTAGATCCGTATTACCGGTAGGTCCAATTGAACCTGGATTTAATGCGGTGGTATTGGTTTTAACTCGACTTCAAATAATTCACTTTCAAGTTCATTAAGTGCAAACATTGATACAGGGTATGGAGATGTATTAGACAAAATTTGTGATGAAATAGGTTCTCCTAATGATGAGAAAAATGTAACAAACACTTGTGAAAGTGGAGGGACCATAATGATAATACGATCAGTTTTTTGTAACGTATGAACCAACTCCAAAATTATATAGTTTATAAGAATTCAAAACTATATTCGATAAATATGAAGATATTTTTATTAAGGTTTTTCCATTAGTGAATTGAGAAAATTAATACATTCTATCTTTCTATGAGTGGGGGGTATACAATAGCGTATGCTTGTCCAATTTATATGTGAGAAGCTAACTAAAATTTTACTGGTTTCAGGATTTATATGAGTGATTATAGCATTATTAGTCATACTAATAAGGGTAAGACCGCATGTCCATCAACTTAATTTTTAAGTAGGTCAATTTTGAACAATAAGAAATTCTATTAGTTACAAATGGCTAGTTTAATTCTGTAGGACAAGGTGAAATGTCTAATTCGAAAAATTGAGCGCTGACTAATTCACAATACGGTTGTTCGTTATAAAACACTGTATTTTCGAAGAAGTATTTGTCTAAACGTGGTAAATCACCATTTTTAGGCTTAATAAAGTGAGACGTAATTGGATAAAGAATAGAGGAATTGCTAGTAAGTATAGGCAATACTTTTTTTATATTTGTTTTTTGTAAAATTATTGTAAAATATAAATACAGTATATAAATATATAGTATATAATGTGTACGTAATATGTTTGAGATGTTAGGGGTGATGTATATGATAATTACGTGTAACTTTTAAAAGTGTTTCTTTAATAACGTATTATTCTAATAAATAGTTTTAAATTCTTCTTTTAGATAGTTAGTTTTAAATTGATTAGATTAAGTAATTGTTATTTCTCATTTTTTGATAATCAAGACAAATGAAGAGAGGAAGTACTCAATACATGGAAAAATTACGGTTATTAACATTTAAAAATATAGTAGAGCCACTTTTAAAGGAACATGTCTCATTTATATATTTTCCTATTGAATGGCTAGACATTGTAGAGATACATTATAAGACATTTTTATTAACTAGTAAGTTAAAGCGTTTAAATGAAAGATTGTATGATATGTTTTCTGATATATTGTTTATTCAGCATAATCCGTATGTATTAAATGAAAATACGCCATGGATTGTGTCAAAAGAACCAATTAGGCAAGAACAACTTGATTATATATTTCAAAGTTGGTATGAGGTCATTCATGATTGGAAACCGAATCAATTAATGGAACCGCCAAAATATGAATGGCATGACGATTTGATTTCGAATGTAACAGTATTACATGATAGTGAAACGTTTTCTAAATGGGTACCCGCATTAATTTCACATGTTTTTTGTGTACAACCTATACGAATTGAGAATAAAAATGAAGAAATCTATTTTTCTCCACTTCGATCACAAAATATTTGTGAGGCAATGTCAGAGCCGATTAAAGATGAAAAAACACAAGACTTTTTCGCCTATGTATACCGATTTGAATGTATAACTCGTGGTGGTGAGAATATTCCATTATTAAAGGTTACAGTAGGTATTCGGAGATTCTACCAAGAATATAACCATCCCGATATCCCTTTACTTTTGCGACGAAAACGAGGCATGATATTGATTTCTACTTCAGAATTTGCATCAGATAATAAAAAAATGCGGTTTGTAAAGTTAAAAGTACAACAAGCTACAAACGGTATGAAATGGATTAAGTTATTTAGAACATTAAAAGATGATTTTCAAATAGGTGGAGAAATTGAATTAGACCATATTGTCCAATATCCGAAAGATTATATTGTCGGAACAAATAGAAGAGTATTACTTCCGTATAATGAGAGAATATATAAAGTGCAAGGTACTAAAAAAAAGCTAGGTATAAAAGTAAAGGAGAAAGGATATCTATTTAAAGAATTTCAGCGGAAATTCTCTCATTTCACATTACTGCCAGAATGCAAAAGGGTAGCAACAAATAATGAAAATGAATTATTATCATTATACCCATCTAAATCCGCCTATAACAAGAGGTATTTGCGCCTTATTAAATACTATAGCCCACAATTTGCCCACGAGATTTTAAAAAATCATCATATTGATTCACTGCGGTTTCTTCCATAGATTTTGTTACATGTAGATAAACATCTGCTGTCATATTAATAGTGGTATGTCCAAGGCGCTCAGAAACATATTTTATATTTGCTCCACTTTGTAACAGATGTACAGCATGTGTATGCCTGAAGCCATGTAATGTAATGTATTCGAAGCAACCATTTTTGCATGCTTTTTTCAAAAAAGCTAGCGTCGAAGCTTGTAACATACAAGAATTATCTTCATTGGTAAACACAAAGTTATAATCCTTATAATATTTTCCGTTTTTTAAGGTGCTTTTAGCTTGTTCTTTTTTTATCGTCTTTAAAAGTGCTAATGTAGAAGCATCCAAAGTAAGTGTTCTTATACTACTTTTATTTTTAGGTGGTCCGAATTTTATAGATTGATTTCTTTGAGTGGTAATTAAAGTTTTGTTAATATAGACTTGTTTTTTTTCAAATTCTATATCATTCCATTGTAACGACAAACATTCTCCGATTCGTAAGCCAGTTCTCGATAAAAACATAAATAGAGAATAGTATTTAAAAGTAGCTTGTTCATTTAAAACGTAGTTTAAAAATGATTCTAATTCATCAATGTCAAAGCATTTAATTTTTTTTCGATTGTCAATTACCTTATGTTCTTTGATACTAATTTTATTGGTTGGATTCTTAGTGAGAATTTCAAGTTCATTAACCGCTATTTCCAATGCATTGTGCATTGTAGAGTTAATCAGTAAAACCGTTTGCTTACTAAGTTTTTTTAGAAGATCATTTATAAATTTTTGGTATTTAACACGTGTTAAATCTTTTAATTTTATGTTACCAAATGCAGGTAATATATACAATCGAATATTCTTTTTATAAACTTTATATGTTTGTTCAGAAATAGTTCCTTTTTTATAAGTATCTAGCCATTCATACATATAAGTGTTGAATGTTAAATTACTAATGTTTATGCCAATCCCGCTAGCTAACTTTTCTTCAACCTTAGCAGCAGCTAATTGTGCCTCTTTCTTTGTTTTAAATCCACCTTTAGATGTTTCTTTGTACTTCCCTAACTCTTTATATCTAACACGATATTCCCATTTGTCCTTACGTTTTCTAAAACTCGCCATTGTAATCACTCCATTCTATTTTTAAAGAATGTTCTTCTTTTATGTGTAAAAATATATAGTGGACTTCAAATGAATCTTTCCATTTGTTTAGGTATTCCATAATGCTGTAATAACTCTTGTTTGGTTTGTATGTAGTAATCATGATGACTTCCATCTATAAGAAATCTTGTTGCAAAATAATTTGCTTCAGCTTCTATACGGATTTCAGAACAAAGTGATATCGTAGATAATTTAGGGGTATTTTCATTTGGATGAAAGATAGCATGTCCTAATTCATGAAAACAGGTGAATACTTGATTTTGATATGAAAGTCGTTCGTTAATATGAATAAAAGGGATACGAGATATTTTGTGATAGTATCCAAAAATATCTCCTAAGTCTTCTGTAATGACGACAATTCCCTTTTCTTCAGCAATAAGAAATGGATCCCTGGTGCTATATTGTCTAAGTAGTTTATCTATTGCTAAATTGATTTGCTGTTTTGAAACCAACCAGATCCGCTCCTATCACTTCTCGTTTCTGTATTTATTAGGTGTGAATTTCTTTTTAGCCATTTGCTTTCCTAATCTAAGAGAATTTTCTAATGAGACAATTAACAATTGTCTAGTTTCCTCTGACATAGGTTCAGAGTCTTTTGAAAAAGCAAGAGCCTCCGATTTACTCATATCTTCTATTAATTCTTCTAATTTCTTTTGTATATCTTTTTCATCCTTCTCTGTAAGTTCCCAGTACTCTTTGTTAGTTCTACCTAATAGGTAGTCAACACTAACGTTGAAATAATCTGCCACTTGTTGAAGTTTATCAATAGCAGGTTTTTGCGTTTTCCACTTATACAGTGAATTTTCTCCCATATTTAGCTGCTTTGCTAAATCGGATAGTGATATTCCTTTCTTGCTCGCAAGCTCCTTAATTATGTTGAATGTAGACATACAAATCACCCTTATTAAAGCTACGAACATTTTTCTATCTAATCGGATATAAAACCATTGACTTTTATCCAATTGGATATTAAACTATGTTCATAAGCTAATTATTTAGCCGTGAAACCATAACAAATTAAACCTATATAGCACGTCCCTCAACGTTTAAAGGTAATTTAATTTGGTTTATTTAGCTATGCTCTAATTTTATCTAATCGGATAGAATTAGTCAATAGAAAGCTAAAAAATTAGCTAAATGTATAGAAGGAGGTGCAGGTATGGATAAAGCATTTGGTAAGAAAGTGAAAATGTGGCTATTTGTTAATGAAATGAAACAAGGAGAATTAGCAAAAATGCTAAACGTTTCTGGTCCATATCTCTCTGATATTTTGCACGGTAAAAGAGAAGGCAAAAAAGTAAGAGAAAAAATAAATAGAATGTTGGAAAGTGAGGAGATTTGTTAATGACAGCAACTGTGCAAGTTGTTATTGATGAGACTTACTTACAAAAAGAAGTTTCTCGTCAGGCTAATGAAAGATTGTCGGATATGGGAGTTGGTACTTGGTGGGATATGAAAAGACTTCAATACGAAACAAGTCGAAGTTATGACTGGTTAATGGAATATGTCGTTTGTGATCCTCGTGTACAAAAATTCGCAAAACAAAAAAATAATCGCTGGTTGTTTAAGGCGAGAGAAATGAAAGAATTTCTTTCTGAATTTTTCGATGAGCTGTAAGGAGTAAATGAAAATGAAGTCGTGATTTATCAAAAATAGTTGAGAGATGGTGACCGTTCATGAATGGAGTATTATCCGCAAGTAAATTAATGAAAGCATCAGAGGTTGTAAGAAAATGTGCAGAAATGAGAAATAGTCCAACGTTATTACTTATTACTGAATTAGAAGCAAAGTGTCAGTTAAGGGAAATGAACCGTAAGATTTCAGATCGAAGGGAGGTGAGTTAATTGAAGGATGGAAACAATGTATTTACAAATTTAAAGCAAGCTTTTGAAGAAGCTGTTGAATATGCAGTGGAAAATAGTATGAGTGAATTCAATGTAAACGAGATGCAACGTTCAGAACTGTTGACGGCAGTAGCGAACGAAGCATCTCGAAGATTAAAAGAAAGAAATGTACCTTATCAAGATGGTCTTGCGAATCTAATTACTGGTCGTAGAAAGTATCAAGACTATTAATTTTTTTTCTGAGTACTTTCGTAAAACATTCTAAATGAGTATTCGAAAACTCTCATAAAGCTATCTGATGTAGAATTTGTTTCTAAATATTCCCGAATGCTTTCATAGTCTTTTGTATTTGGAAAATTATCATCCAATTCCACATCGACTGCTATGTCGCCGATAGGCAAATCTACACCTTTGAATTTTAATAACCATTCTTTATAAGTTAGCAAAAGTATCACCTCCTATGGAGGATTATACCAGAATAATAGATTGGAGAGAGTTAATTGAAGGAAATAACGTTGATTTTTAAGTCAGGTGCTAAAGCAAGTTTTACGGCAGCGCAATTTAAAACATTTAAAAATAACTTTGGTTTTTTATCAACAATTGAGTGGGCAGGTGCTACTGGAAAGGTTCCGTTACATATCGGGGTTAGTAGTATCGATGCAATATTTGTGAAAGACATTAATGGAAAGGAATCTATTAAGGAAGACAATCATCCAATTGAAGACTTCTATGGTTGTGAAATTAAACAAGATGATAAGTATTTTATGTTTGGACAGGATGTCGTACTTGAAGGAAATCTAACGAATTACTTAATTGCTCAACAAAACGTTGAATGCTTTCGAGCTGTATAAAAAGGAGAAACCGCCAGTTGGGGCTGACGGTCCAATAAAAACACATGTTGAGGTCATTATAGCATGAATTGATTTTGTGTAAAGGAGGGACAAGCGTGAAGAACGGTAAGAAGCCAAATAAACGTGAAAAGATTCATATTCAGTTATTCAGTTTAAATCCAGAACATTGGTTGATTTTTAAGAAAGTAAATAAGGAATTGCACCTTGTACATCGTTTTACTGGTGCAACTCGTATGATTCCAAATTCATAGATTAGGAGGGTACATATCAATGAGTATTAAAGAAGTTGCTAAAGCTGTACAAGCTATACGTGAAGCAATAAACGAGCATGGAATTCTAAGTGTTCGCGGTAATGAAGTTCATCTCAGTAATGAAGTACTGGAATCATTGTTGGATGAATCTAAGGTTAAACCGTTAATTCTAAAACGTGGATCAAAGGATTTCCCTTATGAGGTTTCGTTTATCAGCAATAATGAGACCTATTACTCTCTCTATACCTCTGAAAGAATGGAAGAGAAAATTGGAGGGATACCAAATGGTCGAAAATTCAATGGTAATCGGGAACCGTCAGGATTCTTCATTTAATAACGTTATGGATCATTGTCAAAGTTGTGGTAAAGAAATCTATTTTGGTGAAGAGTACCGTGATATTGACGGTGATTCCATTCATGATGAAACAGAATGCATCAAACAGTATATAGAGGAGCACTCCACAAAGAAAGTAGCTGGTAATTAATGAATGCCGGAATTGAAGAATTAGAAAAGTCATTAAATGTGGAACAACGCCGGTTAGGTGATTATCAACGAGATTTAGAAAGATTGACAGAAAAGAAACCAATTGTTGAACAAAATATCCTAGATATTGAAAGCAAAATAAAGGACATTGAAGCTTCAATTTTTGTTCTAAAAAGCATGACGAAAGGGTGATTAGATGTTTCAAGTAACAGAAGCGAAACGCGAAAAGATTAAAGCTGTCATTGGATTTATCGGATGTAGTGGATCCGGTAAAACAGGTAGTGCGTTAATTACAGCATTCGGAATGATGCAAGAAGCTTATCCTAATTTATCAGCAGAAGAATTGTGGAAGAAGATTGGCGTTATCGATACAGAACATGAGCGCTCAAAACTTCATGTAGGTCTTGTGTATGGAGAAGTAAAAATAGGGAATTTCCTTCATATTGACTTTAATGCACCGTACACAACCGAAAGATATAACCAAGCGGTTCAAGTTATGAAACAGGCTGGTGCTGAGGTACTTATTATCGATTCCTTATCGCATAACTGGCAAGGAGAAGGCGGAATTGTAGAAACTCATGGTCAAATGTCCGGTAATTCATTTCAAAACTGGGGAAAATTATCCTCTGAAACTAACAATTTAATAAAAACATTAACCCAGAACAATGTTCATATTTTAGCAACTTTACGAACTAAAACTGAGTATGTAGTTGAACCAGATGGAAATGGGAAAATGGCTCCACGTAAAGTTGGTACAAAGCCTGTACAGAAAGAAGAAATGGAATATGAATTTATGCTTAATTTTGTAATCGATATTGACCATGTAGCGGATACTTCAAAAGATAATACGCAAATGTTCGAAGGACATCCACAAAAGATTACTGCTGAAATAGGTCGTAAGCTGTATCAATGGCTTGAGTTGGGCATTGATGTGAAAGCTGAAGAAGAAAATAAAAGAAATAACCTTATTGCACAAATTAAAGAAATTGTTAATACCAGTGATGATGCAGCTAAGATGCTTTCCGAGATTGAATTTAAAACTAGTCAAAAACTAGATGATTTCAATATGAAATTTTTAACCGTTGCTTTAGAAAGATTACAAGAGTTTAAGGGGGGGGAATAGGCTGGAAATCTCAATATCGTTTGGGCAAGGAGAAAAAGAAGCAAGAGAAGCATCTAAAGTTTTAAGGGCCTTAATAGTAGAGCATGGTTTTACACGTAGAAAAGATTTAGAGAAAACAATAGGTGAAGTAATTGTAACTAAGGAGGAAAAATAATGTTTAAAGTAGATCACAGTCAAGCGGCAGAAATTGAGGTAATTAAACCAGGTGAATATGAAGTAACGGTTGTTAATTATGAATTAAAGCGAGCAGAGTCAGGTAATAACCGAGTGGTCGTTGATTATGAAATTCGAAGTGATGTGGATCAACAATTCCAAGGTCAAAAGATTTTATTTGATAATTTCACAGTTGCAGAAAAAGCAATGTGGCGATTCCAAGCAGCTTCAAAGGCAGCGCAATTCCCAGATGGAATGCAATTTGGTAGCTATAAAGAATGGGCTGATACATTCCTTAACAAATCATTGCGATTAGTAGTAGGTGAACGTGAGTATAACGGTAAAAAATATCCGCAAGTAAATGGGTTTAAGGTATCTAAAGTAGCACCTCCAAATACCAACATTGATATTTCAGATGATGATGTACCATTCTAAGAACTAATTAAAAGATTCAAATAGGAGGGAGCTGCTAAGGGCTCCCTTTTCCAAAGGGAGAAAATCAAATGAGATATAAATTTAATCAAATACCGACAGAGCTTAAAAACACTCCTCATTGGATCTTATGGCGATCAGAAATAAGAGATGGTAAGAAAACGAAAGTTCCTTATCAAATCAATGGGGAAATGGCTCAATCGAATAATAAACGGAGCTGGTCGACGTTTCCAACAATCATAAAGTTCTATGAAAAAGGTGGATATGATGGAATTGGGTTTATGTTTTCTAAAGATGATCCATTTGTAGGGATAGACATCGACCATTGTATTCAAGAGGGTGCACTTACAGACTTAGCGGAAGATGTCATTGAGACATTAAATAGTTACACGGAATATTCTCCGAGTGGTGACGGCATCCACATCATTGCAAAAGGGACGCTACCACTTAAAGGACCAGGTACAGGCCGTAAAAATGTAGACCTTGGTTTGGAAGTATATAGGCATGGACGATATTTCACTTTCACTGGGGATTGTTTAGATCAAGTTCCTGTGGAAGATAGAACGGAAGAATTGAAAGTTTTATTTGAGAAGTATTTGAAAGAAAAGCCAAAACCTAAAAAAAAGCAAAGCACTAATTCATTCGAACGAGAAGATATTACTAGTCTATCGAATGCAGAATTGTGGGAGCGGATGTTTGATAGTAAAAGTGGTGCAGCCATTAAAGATTTATTCCAGGGCATGTTGATTAACGGTGATCATTCTTCAACTGATATGGCCTTATGTAATCATTTAGCATTTTGGACTGATAAAGATTCAGCAAAGATGGATTCAATGTTTAGAGAGTCTTCTTTACTTCGTGAGAAGTGGGACACCCCTCATTCTAGTGATGGCCGTACATATGGGCAAATGACAATTGATACAGCAATTCTTTCAACTCCTTCCACAATAGCTGATTACGAACCACCTGAAGAGAAAAAGTATGAGGTTTATATTTCAGATAACTCAATTGAAGAAACTGAGGAAATTATCGATGAAGCACCAAAGTTTCATTTAACTGAGTTAGGGAATGCAGAACGTATTGCATATTATCATGGCGAAAATGTTCGGTACTGTAACGAGTTGGAATGGCTCATATGGAACGGTAAGCATTGGCATGAAGATAGTAAGAGACAGATTGAAGCTATCACGGCCAAAACACTTAGAGCCATATATGGAGAAGCGAAAGCTACAGAAGATAAATACCAATCAAAGATGTTACATGATTGGGCTAAGAAATGTGAAAGACGGACAATAAGAATAAATAGCATATTGGATGTGAGACCGATGGTATCAGTTAAAAAGAAAGAATTAGATTCTCATAGTTTTCTATTTAATTGTGATAACGGAGTTATTGATTTAAAGACTGGTGAATTATTACCGCATGATCGTGACTTGCTATTAACAAAAATTTCACCAATCAAGTATGACAAAAATGCTGACTGTCCAAACTGGAAGGCCTTCATGGAAAGTATTTTTAAAAAACATACCGGTGAATCGGATCATGAACTCATTAATTACTTACAAAAAGCAATCGGTTATTCATTAACTGGTGTAACAAAAGAGCAAGTAATGTTTTTCTTATTCGGTAATGGACGAAATGGTAAATCTACTTTTATTAACATCATTCAAGATCTACTTGGTGATTATGGAAGGCAGACAAATAGTGACACGTTCTTGAAGAAGAGAAATGATTCAGGAATCAATAATGATGTGGCCCGACTTGATGGAGCCCGTTTTGTCTCAGCTGTTGAGAGTGAAGAGGGGCAACAATTATCTGAAGCCCTGGTTAAGCAAATTACTGGTGGAGAAAAGATGTCAGCTCGTTTCTTACGCCAGGAATACTTTGAATTTACACCAGAGTTTAAAGTGTTCTTCACTACAAACCATAAGCCAATTGTTAAAGGTTCAGATGAAGGTATTTGGAGAAGGATTATGCTTATTCCATTTACCGTAACGATTCCGAAAGACAAGATTGATTATGATCTACCGGATAAATTAGCAAAAGAAATGCCGGGTGTTTTGCGTTGGGCTGTTGAGGGCTGCATGAAGTGGCAGGCCGAAGGGTTGCGTGCTCCTGGAGCCGTAAAAGCAGCGACAGCCGAATATCGTGAAGATATGGATATATTGGCACCTTTCATTGATGAAAATTGTACGGTACATCCTACAGAGAGAATTGAAGCAAAGCTACTATATGAAAATTATACAAAGTGGTGTTATCAAAATAATGAACTGGATTTAAAGAACCGTGCCTTTTATCGCCAATTAGAAATACGTGGTTTTAAAAAAGAAAAAGGTGCGAAGAATAGAACTTTCATTATTGGCATGACATTAAATAATCATGCTAGTACGAGTTTGTTTTCAACAGACGATAAAAAAGAAGAAAGTAACATAACTCCTATAAATAGGAAAAAGATTTGATGTTGGGTTACTAAAGGGTTACTGAACTTATTTTTTAATAACCCATATAAACGTTGTAATATCAATGGTTTACAGTATATGGGTTACTAAGGTTACTGAGTTTCCTATAACAGCCTATAAGAAAATAAATAAATAAAAAATAATATATATATAGGGCTTTAATAGAAAAACGGGTAACTTTAGTAACCTTGATAATCCAAATGAGTCTTGGGCCCTTGGTATGACTGGTTTTGTAGAGGGTTACTGAATTAAAAACTTAGTAACCCTCGATAACCCTTTTAGAAAAAGAGGTGTAATATGCATCCAAAACAGATATGCGCTGATGTTCAATCAATGGGAGCAAAGTTCGTTCTTGATAGAAATCATTTATATATTGAAAATCATGAAAAGATTGCTCCTGAAATTGAATCAGTTATTAAAGAATACAAGCTACGGATTATTAAATATTTGCAAGGTAATTATTCAGACCAAGATCATGCAGTAAAACAAACGATAGATAAAATTATTAATTTTTTTATCGGTGTTGAACAGGACATGAATCCAAAAATTAATGATTGGTTTAACAATGACGAAGCCGCTGCAAGGTTGGTTATGGAATTAACATTAAACTTTTCGCTTAATGGCTGGTTATATGTAAAAGAATCTGTGGCCAACTATGAAAATAAATTAACGGACGAGCTTTCGCAGGAAATATTCAATCGTGCAATGTCGCACTTTAGGAAGGTGAAATAAATGCCAGCAATTCATTATCGATATTCAGAAAAGGAATTGAAGGAAATACTGGATACATTAGAAATCATGGTGGATACAAGAGAACAGAAAAATCAGCATGTACTTGATTATTTCCGTAAAAAGAATGTTCCATTTAGACTTAGAAAAATTGATACGGCCGATTATTCAGCGGTAATCCCTAAGAATCCTGAAATGGGCATAACAAGAGATATTTACTTAAGTGCTGGGGTAGAAAGAAAAAATGGTGTAGATGAATTAGTTCAATCGATTAAAGACCGTACAAGATTTGAAAATGAATTGATTCGTGCTGCTAAACATCCATTTGTTCTACTTGTGGAAGATCTACAAGGCTATCACAAAATATTAAAAGGTGAGTACCGAAGTCAATATAAACCAGAAGCATTACTGGGTAGTTTAAAAACATTTGAAGTGCGATATGGATTTTCGACAGTATTTATTGAGCCAGCTACAACCGGTAATTACATATATCATCATTTCTTATACATGGCCCGTGAATATCTGAAGAAGGGCGTTATATGATGAAAACTAAAGATTGAATATAATCGATAAGTTACGACATTAAAGTAGGTGTCATAATCACAATAATTTGAAGTTAATTTTCTTTCTTAATATAAATAGGTGTACAAGTGTTAAAACGTCTTAGAGAGGAAAATACACGTGTTTTACGAGGTTTATAGTTTTTAAGTAGAAAGTAAAGATAAAACCACCCTAAAAAGGATGGTTGAATGTTTTATTTCTTAAGTTTTTCAGCAGTGGCTGCAATGAAAGTTCTAGCCGATTGAATTTTATTTTGCTTTTCAAGTTGATGAATTTTCTCATCAAGTATTAATTCAATTACAAGTTTGACGTTTGGGAATAATTCTAAACATGTTTTTTCGTCTAATTCATGTATTCCTTTGCTTAAAATTCCATATAACTTTCTGTTTTCAACAAGAAAACTTGGAAGATAGGCTTTTAACATTAGTATTTTTTCATCCATCTTAGATCCTTGGAAAGCGGTATCGTTGAATGAATTATCTTTTTGTGCCTCTTGCCTACATTCTTCAATTAGATTTTCAAAAATTCTGCGTAGATAAACAAATGAACCAGCTCCGATGCCGTGGGAATATAATCCAATAGCCTTGGAAAAGTCACGATAGTCACTTTTTAGGATTTTTCGATATTTATCTATAGAATGTAATTCTAAAGATGCGATAGATGGAAATTGTCCGATTTTTGTTATCTTATCGTCAATAATCCTAAAGGTGAATGAATAGCAATGTGACGTATTTCTTTGACAATTGAATACTAAACTTAAAGGCGTTTGATAAGTATTTAAAACATCCATTTTGTTAGTTAGATCTGAATGGATAGAATATTCCCGAGCACCTTGTCTTTTTGAAAATTTAAAGGTAGATTCTTGTTTGCATTCTACACAATAACAATCGAATTGAATTTTAGTAGAGAATCTAAAAAGTTCTGCCAATTCACTAGCTATATCTTCGGTAAATGGAATAGGTTCATATAATCCGAGTTGTAAAAAAATATAATTAGGATCTATTATGTTTGACATGTTTTCTTCCTTTCTTGGGTGTTTTTACTGTTATTATAGCAAATTTTAGAAGTTACAGTTAAAAAGTAACAATTAAAACAAAGAGTACTAAAAAGAAAGTAGGTGAATCATCATTTTTGACTGGCTGAAAGACTATCAGAAATTAGAAGAAGATATTTCATTATTAGAGTATAACTTGGATAGAACAAAAGCTGAACTGAAACGCTGGATCAGTGGTGATTTACAAGATGTACGTTTAACTGCTGAATCAGAGGGTGCTAAGGTTGAAAAACGTCTTGAAGTAATCGAGCTTAACTTAGCATATAAGATGAACGAAATGCATAATTTATTGAAGTTGATTAGTGAATTTAAAGGATTAGAAAACAAGGTTGTAAAAATGAAGTATGTGGACGGAATGACATTAGAGGAAATAGCCGAGGATATGAATTATAGTTCTAGTTATATCTATAAGAAACATGCTGAGATTGTAAGGAGAATAAAGTTCGCTGAAAAACTTGCACTTTACTGACACCCACCTTTATGAATGTTAACTCTTGAAAATATGAATTATAGTAATAACATAAGAAATTGACGAAAGGGCAACTGATGCATGGTTGCTCTTTTATTAGTGGGGCGGAAATTAAATATAAACTAATGAAGAAGCATAGAGCTTAAAAATCTTAATAGTAAAGATAATGATGGTGATGAAGTATATAAATAGAAATGATAAAATTATAGCAAGGGAGTGATAAAGTGGAAAATCAACCAATGAGTGAAATGCTTGAACGTTTAACAGAAAAAAACCAATATATTAAAGCAATTGGTGAGTTTGAAAAAGAACTCAAGAATAGTAGTGATAGAGGTCTAGTTTTGGTGTGTGGATCCATAATAGATCAGGTGTTAAGTGATTTATTAAAAGCTTTTCTGATTAAATCTGATAGTGTAGAAAAGGATTTATTTAAAGGAAATGGCATCTTATCAACTTTTGATTCTAAAATACAAATGTCTTACTATTTAGGGTTAATTTCTAAAAATGAAAAGTTGAACATTACATATATGCAAAGAATTAGAAATAAATTTGCACATCAGTTTATTGATATTTCATTTGAAAGTAATGATATTATTAATGTTTGTAGAAATTTTGAAATTCCTAAAAATTGTTTTGTACCAAAAAATATTCCATTAACAAAAGAAGGAAATGGTGAATTGCCTCAGGTAGAGTTAAATCCTATCAAAAAAGGGACTTCCGCTAAAGAAAGATTTATATTTACTTTTAGATATTTATATCACAGTTTAATTCATAAAATTATTAGCGATGAATTTGAGAGAAGAGAAGAAACTAAAGTGGTTATAACTGCGGACGATGCAACTTTAAGGCAAATAAGAATTATTGAAAGTACTTTGGATAAGTATGAAAAAGCTATTAGTGAAATGCAAGATAGATTAGATAGAAAGAAGAGCATGCAAGGGACTATTTATACTAAGGATGACATTGAGGAATATGAAGTTAAAGTTGAACAAACTAAAAAGGAATATGAACAACTTTCACAAGGTTTTAATTCAACTGTAATACCACCTTTAAGATATGCATATGACGTAATAAAAAATTCCATGAAATAACAATAGATTGTACGTGCGATAATGTATTGAACTATATTTAGAGGCACCCCAAAACGGGTGCTTTTTATTATACAAAAATTACATAGGTGGTGTTTAGTAAATGATTACTGAAATTAGAAAAACAATATCAGGTACAGAGTATTGGGATACAAAAGAAAAGAGAAGTTTGTTTGTACCGACAGGTCAAGAAACAGGATTCGAAGTAACTGTTAATCCTGAGAGTATGATTGCTGATAAAGAATTAGCAACAGGTGGATACTTCAATGGAAACAATGAGGGACAAGTAATTGGTGAATCAGGTACAGAGCTTATCTTGAGTAACAAGACAATAAAAGAATTACGCGAATACGCTGTATCGATTAATGTTGAGATTCCTTCTGATATGAAAAAGAAAGAAGACATCATTGAATTACTATCATGAAGTACTGTGACTTCAATGGCTGCCATAACAAGATAAGCAAAGGACGTTACTGTGAAGAACATAAGCGTAATAAACCAAGGAAGAAGAAAGATAAGAAGAACATCTATCATCATGAGAACAAACCATTCTATCGTACTGATGCATGGAAGTTTGTCAGGTCAAAAGTATATGAAAGAGAGAATGGCTGCTGTCAACGATGTGGAGGATTCGTCTTTGGTAGGCGTGCTCATGTTCATCATGTAATACCAATTAAAGAAGATGAAACACTTAAATTAGAAGAGAATAACTTAAGATTACTTTGTCCAGTTTGTCATACAATCGAAGAAAATGAAGACAAACCAAAAAAAGTTTTTCCAAGTTATTTTGGAAGCCCCCCGGTCAAAAATTAAAATTTGTCCTCTGGGGAGGATAGGTAGCGTAGGGGGCATCTATATCGTTAGACAACATTTTAAAAAAATAAAGGGGGGTGTGAAATGTCTACGAAAAAAGAGCGTCAAAAAATTGTTGCCGATAAAATAGAAGCTGAGAAAAATCGGATATTAAAAATCATGCGTGATGCAGATATTTACACCCTTACTTTAGATCCATTAATTGAATCCTATTTAGATATATTTGAAGTTTATATGACGATGTTTATCGAATGGAAAGAGAAAGGATTTCCGCCTACTCAACGTCACACTAATAAAGCAGGAGCCACAAATAATTCAAAGCATCCATTGGCACAGCAAGTAGAAACTTGGGCCGATAAAAAAACAAAGGCATTGGATTTATTGGGGCTTACTAATAAGGCTAAACCAGGTAAATATGTTACTGGTGGTTCTACCGTTGGGAAAAATGAAGAGGTGGAAAAGCCTACCGCGAAGGTTAGTGAATTAGATAAACATCGTGCAAAGTGGAGAGGGTAATTTAATATAGATATAATTTGATATTTTGATATAATTAATTATCAAGATATTGGAGGTTAGATTATGTGGCACGACATTTTTTTTGACAAAAACGGTGTTTTTCAATGGGCGAGTATAGCAGCAATGGTTTCATTTTTAGCATTTGTTTCATCATTAATTTCTATTGGCGTTACATCGATGCAAGGAAAGAAAAACAGAAGGTCTACTACCTTGGTTACCTTAAGAATTCAAGAACTGAAGGATTTAAGAGAGCAAGGAGTAGCTACAATATTATTAATACGGTCTTATTTAAATGAAAAAAATGTGAGATTAAATCCAAGTAATGCAAATATCTTAAAGACAGATCCTATAATTAATGAATTGAGCATACATCTTAGTAAATTATATTCAAAAGTATATCGATACACATTCGATGGCTCGGAACATGGTTCGGAATTATTGATTACAATAGGTTTAAATCAACTTGTATTATTAAACTTAAATACTACTCAGCAACTAGTTGAAATAGATATAAAATTATATGATGCCCTCGATACATATTCAGGAGTTGAATATCAGGAAATTAAAAAGATGTTATAAAGAAAAGGATAGTTTAATTTACTATCTTTTTTATTTTGTCATGGAGGTGGTGTTTATGTGATTGAACGAGGTGTTAATTATGCAGATATTTATGCAAAACAAGTAAGAAAGAATCCTAAAAAATATCCCGATACTATCAAAGCAATGGTAGATCGTTATTTTAAATGGAAAAAGCGTAAAGATATTTGGTTCGATGTGGACCGTGCAAATGAAATGATGGATTGGGTAGAAACGTTTGTCCGTCATACTAAAGGCGATTTAGCTGGGCAACCTTTTATCCTGGAAGATTGGGAGAAATTCGCTTACTCTTGGATCTATGGGTGGGTTCATAAGAATGAAAAAGGGCAAATTGTCCGAGTTACTCGTGAAGCTTACATTCAGGTTCCTAAGAAGAATGGTAAAACTTTAATTGGTGTGGGTGCTCTTGGTTATGCAATGTACGGCGAAGGAGTACTTAGTGCCGATTGTTATTGTTGTGCAAGTGATTTTAACCAGGCGCAATATGCAGCAAAGCCATTTGCAGCAACAATTATGAACCATGATGTATTAATGGATTGTTCGCACATATATAAAGGTCCAAAAGGGACAATTTCCAGTGTGACATATGATTATATTCGCGATGATTTAGCTTATCAGAATCAATTCATTGTTATGAGTAAAAACATTCAATCTATTGAGGGTTCTAATCCACACTTCATTTTAAATGATGAGCTTCATGCCCAAGAAAATATGGATCAGTACGATAACTTTAAATCAGCACAGGTTTCTCGTGCTGAGCCGATTATGTTTAATATCAGTACAGCTGGCAAAGGTTCTTCATCGGTTGGTATGCGAGTATATCGTGAAGCAAAAGAAGTATTGAAACGTGATGATAATGATTCGAATTTCGTCATGATATACGAACCTAACAAGAACTATGATTGGACAGACCGTAATGTTTGGGCAATGGTTAACCCGAATATCGGTGTGTCTGTAACGATGAGCGCACTTGAAACAGAATTCATCTCAGCATCACGTTCAGCTCATAAAAAAGCCGAATTCCTTTCTAAACATTTGAATGTATTCGTAAATGGAGCTGAAAACTTCTTTGAACAAGGACAAGTTGAGCATGTTCTTGTGGAAGACTTGGGTGATTTAACAGGTGAAACTTGCTATATCGGTTTAGATTTATCGAAAACAACCGATTTAACATGTGTTAGCTTGAATTTCCCTAACGCTGGTTATACCGAAGATGGAAAGTCTATTCTAAAAGTTAAACAAATGTATTTTGTACCTAATGAAGATATCGAACATCGTGAAAAAGAAGATAACGTTCCATATACTGATATGGTTGAACGTGGTTTTGTTACTTTCTGTGATGGCAAGATGATAAACCAAGACCAGGTTATGGATTATATTGTGGAATGCCTGAATTTGTATGATGTACAACAAATAAACTATGATCCAGCTATGTCTCAAAAGTTAATTGAAAAACTTGAGAATCTTGGTATTGAATGTATTTCTGTAGGTCAGTACCCTAACGTTATGAATGCGATGATGGATGATTCAGAAATACTTATTTATGAAAAACGTATAATGACCGATAACCCTCTATTTGTTTATTGTGCTCTTAATGTTGTAGTTGTAACAAATATCAATGGAATGAAAGCACCAAGTAAGCGACAGTCCAAAAAGAAGATTGATGGATTTGTTGCTTTTTTATGTGCTCATAAAGAAACGATGATGGTTATGGATAGCATAACTGAAGAAGGCATGGATGAATTAATTGGTGATATTTATCGATAAGGAGTGAATGGAAAATGGATTATGGAAAAGCATTTGACATTGTGAAACAAGGTAAGAGAGGAATGCGTCTTCCGCATTGGCAACCTGATGTCGTTGTTCGCGCTCAGTTACCAGATGAAAACAGTAAAATGACGCATCCGTATTTATATGTAAGTAGTCGTTTTGGGAATGTACCGTGGATTGAAACGGTAGTAGAGAAATTCTCTGATAAGTGGGAGGTAGTTGAATAATGAATAATGAAACAAGAGTTGTTAAGGAAGAGGTTGAAGACAAATTAACTTCTACAATTATTCAGTTTGCTACTAAGGAAGGTCTAACTATAAAAAATATAAAAGAAGTAATGAATAAAGTTAATGTATACATGGAGCAAAATGCAATTATTGAAAAAGACTACCACATTTAAAGTGGATAGTCTTTTTGAGTTTAGTAGAAATTATACTGGTATCGGCCGTTACATTCGACAATAAGGTACCATCTACCAGCGCCTTCTACAGTGATAGTCACAGGTGTTCGATCATAATGACCACCAAAGTACTCGTAGTTTTGTCCAGATGAGTATCTTCTGTAATTATTGCTGTTTACTAAAAAAACATTACAAGCGTGTGGAATATCGACCTGAGCAGTTAAAACGCCGTTAGAATTAGCATAGGGAATTTGCGCCATATTATCACCTCCTTATATAGAGATAATAACATGAATTGGTTTAGAAAAGGAAATTTATAGATTTATATGGAAATGAGGTGAGAAATTGAGTTTAAGGGATAGATTTTCAAATTTTTTATTTAAACAGGCTGAAAAACGCGGTTATCTTGACGACGTTTTAGGTAAAAGCATTCGTTACGGTGGTGTGTATGTTACAGATTCAAACATCTTGCAATCTAGTGATGTTTACGAATTACTACAAGATATTAGTAATCAAATGGTATTGGCTGATATTGTTGTGAAAGATGAATTCGGTAATGAAATCAAAGATGATATTGCACTTCAAATCTTAAGGAATCCGAACAACTATCTTACACAATCTGAATTTATTAAATTAATGACAAATACCTATTTACTCGAGGGAGAAACATTCCCGATATTAAATGGTGCTCAAATACATTTAGCTTCAAATGTTTTTACAGAGTTAGATGATAATTTAGTAGAGCATTTTAATATTGGTGGGGAAGAAATTCCTCCATTTATGATTCGTCATGTGAAAAATATTGGTGCAGATCATTTAAGAGGAAAAGGCCTTCTTGATTTGGGAAGAGATACACTAGAAGGCGTTATGTCAGCTGAGAAAACTTTAACTGACAAATATAAAAAGGGTGGACTATTAGCATTCTTGTTGAATTTGGATGCTCATATCAATCCACAGAATGGTGCGCAGTCAAAGTTAATCAATGCAATTTTAGATCAACTGGAATCAATCGATGAGTCAAGGTCTGTAAAAATGATTCCTCTTGGAAAAGGGTACTCGATTGACACGCTTAAAAGCCCGCTAGACGATGAAAAGACCTTAGCATATCTAAATGTATATAAGAAGGACTTAGGTAAGTTTTTAGGCATAAATGTGGATACATACACAGAGTTAATCAAAGAAGATATTGAAAAAGCAATGATGTATATCCACAACAAAGCAGTAAGACCAATAATGAAAAATTTTGAAGACCATTTGAGTCTTCTTTTTTATGGCCATAATTCGGGAAAACGAATTAAATTCAAGATTAATATTCTTGACTTTGTTACTTATAGCAACAAGACAAATATCGGTTATAACCTTGTGCGTACAGCCATTACTTCACCTGATAATGTTGCCGACATGCTTGGATTCCCTAAACAAAATACAAAGGAATCACAAGCTATATACATTTCAAATGATCTAACTGAAATCGGCAAGAAAGAAGCGGCCGATGGTTCATTGGGAGGAGGTGAAGAGAATGAAAATTGAGGTCCGAGGAAATCAAGTCATACTTGATGGTTATGTAAATGTTGTGGACAGAGAAAGTCGAATGTTGCCTTCACCGAGGGGATATTTCAAAGAGAGAATTGTCCCTAAGACGTTTGAAAAAGCGTTAAAGAAAGCAAAGAATGTGGACTTACTTTTTAACCACGATAAAAACAGAAATCTTGGCTCTATTGAAAACGGAAATCTGGAATTGTATGAAGATAATATTGGTTTAAGAGCCATTGCTACGGTTACAGATGAACAAGTGATTGAAAAGGCAAGGAATAAAGAATTGCGTGGCTGGTCATTTGGCTTTGTTTCTGAAAAAGATTCATGGGAAGAAGGCGAATCCGGTGTTCAAAAACGCTCTATTGAAGAATTAGAACTCTTAGAAGTTTCTATTTTAGATATGACACCAGCGTATGTTGCTACTTCTATTGAAACCAGGGGCGAAAATACAGCCATGATTGAAATGAGAAGTGAAGAAGCAGCTGTAAAAACAGTTGTGGAAGATGATACAGAAGAAAGAAACAACATTATTAAACAAATAAAAAAAGTTTTGGGGGAAAATTAACATGAAATTAAAAGAAATCTTAAAAGCATCTCAAGCACGAAATAAAGCTCGATTAGCAGAATTGCAAGGTAAAGTAGAAAAGGGCGAGGTTCGTTCAGAAGAATTAGCAGCAGTTAAGGCAGAAGTAGAAGCATTAACAGAAGAAGCGAAAACTCTTGCTGATGAAATTGCGAAATTAGAAGAGGAAGAAAAAGAAAAAGAAGAAGATCCAGACAAAAAGAAGGATGAGGACCCAGAGAAAAAAGAAGATCCAGCAGCAAAAGAAAATCCGAATACACAAACACAACTATCAGAAGAACAGCGCTCTGTTATTAGTGCGGCTATTGCAGCGGCTCTTTCTACCGAAGGTCATAAATCTACTAAAAATAAAAAGGTAGAGATTCGTTCGGCATTTGCTAATTTTGTCGTAGGTAATATTTCAGAAATGGAAGCACGTGCTTTAGGCATCGAAATTAACAATGGTTCTGTTACTGTTCCGGTTGAAATTTCAAAAGAAGTTATCAGTTATGCGCAAGAAGAAAACCTATTACGTAAATATGGTACTTATGTGTCTACAGATGCTGATATAAAATACCCTGTACTTGTTAAAAAAGCGGAAGCAAATGTATCAAAAACAGAACGTGCGAAATCAGGTAAAGAAATCACACCAACTGATATTGAATTCGATTCAATTGACTTAGATCCAGCGGAATTTGATGCATTAGCTACAATTACTAAAAAGCTTCTTAAACGAACTGGTGTGAAAATTGAACAAATCGTTATTGATGAATTGAAAAAAGCGTATGTACGTAAAGAAATAAATTTCATGTTCCGAGGTAATGATGTTGGAAATGAAAACCCTGGGGCTCTAGCTAAAAAATCAGTTCCGTTTTATGAAACTGTACCTGTAAAGGTAGGAGAAGCAGGTTGGTCTCAAGTTTTACAAGATGAATTAACAATTATGACTGGTGTACCAGTTACGGAAGTAATTAAGAAGGCGAAATGGATTGTAAACCGTGCAGCGTATAATCTTTTAAATCGAATGACGGATGTCAATGGTCGTAAATTACTTACAAAAACAAATGGCATTTATGAATACGATGGATTCCCACTTGATTTCACAGATGCAGCAAATAAATCAGATACGGACGTTACAACGCCTGTATTCTATTTTGGTGATTTCAGTGCCTTCCACATTCAAGAAGTTAAGGGTGGTATGGAACTTCAAAAGTTAATTGAAAAATACGCTGGAACAAACCAGGTTGGATTCCAAATTTACAACCTTATCGATGGACAGTTGATTTATTCTCCATTCGAACCAGCTGTTTACCGTTATGAAGTTGGTGAAGTTAAGCCAGGTGCTTAATATGGATGATTTAATTGAGAAATTAAAATCTCATATTCATTGGGAAGAGGGTATGGATGAAACCATGCTCTCTTTTTATATTAATCAAGCAAAGACTTATGTAAAAAATGCGACAGGCAAACAGACCGAGTATTTAATTATTATGGTAGCCGGCATTTTCTATGATTACAGGGTCGCTGAAAAAGAATTAGAACAAGCACTTGATGCTTTAACACCGTTCTTTGTCCAGGAGGTTTTTGTCGATGAAGAGGCAGACGAATAAACTCAAATGGATGGGTGAGCTACTTAAATCAGGAGAGACCATTGATCCAAACACAGACCGTGTTGTGATGGGATATCCGTTAGAACGGAAGATTCGTTATAACAATATTGGAGTTACGGCCACGGATAAATTTACAACGAAAGATACGAATGAAATTGTAAAGAAAATTGAGGTTCGTATTGATCGAGAGATTGAAAATAATCAAAAAGATTACCGTGTAAAAGTCGGTGGTCGTATTTACAATATTGAGCGCATTTATGTAAAAGAAGAAGAGCGATTGATGGAGGTGTCACTATCCTATGCAAATTAGTTTTGAACAATTAAGAGAGCTTATGAAGAAATCTGGTATCCCAGTTTCTCGTGATAGTGCTCCTACTAATACAGATTACCCCTATATTGTGTATGAGTTTGTGAATGAGCAACATAAAAGAGCTTCTAATACGGTCCTGAAAAATATGCCACTTTATCAGATTGCTGTTATAACAAATGGTACTGAAAAAGATTACGAGCCATTAAAGGCTGTTTTTAACGAAGCAGGCGTTTCTTATTCTCAGTTTGATGGAATGGGTTATGACGAGAACGACGACACTATCACGCAGTTTATAACGTATGTGCGGTGTATTCAGTAATGGCTTCTAATAATAATGGATTCGCTGAAGCATTAGAAGATATCAATACGTTATTAAGGGTTGATAAACAAGTAAGTCTTGATGTACTAGATGAAGCAGCGAAGTATTTTGCAGCGGAATTAAAAAAACGCATTAAAATGTCGAATAAGAACAAGCGAACACATTTGAAAGAGAGCTTGAAAGTTGTTGCGAAAAATGATCGTGTATCTGTGGAATTTGAAGATGCAGCATGGTATTGGTATTTAGCTGAACATGGTCATAAAAAAGCAAACGGTAAAGGTCGAGTAAAAGGACTTCATTTTTCTCAAAACACTTTCGATGCAGAAGGTGACAAAATTGCCGATATTATGGCACAAAAAATATTAAATAGAATGTGAGGGTAATAAATATGCCAATTGTAAATAAAGAAATTCAATATTCCGTAGGGATTGAAGAGTTGTATTTATGCATGATGGAAGGTGAGGAATTAACTGATGCACTTCCTACTTATGAAGAGGATATTTATAAGCAAACAAATATTTCTGATTTGACGATTTCCACTACCTCTACAAACTTTACAAAGTGGGCTTCTAATAAAAAGATTATTAATATCGTAAAAAATACAGCGTTTGGATTAGCATTTAATCTTGCCGGTCTAAATCGTGAAGTAAAAGATAAAATCTTTGCAAAAAAACGTAAAAAAGGTGTGTCTTTTGAAACGGCAAAGGCGAAAGAATATCCAAAGTTTGCAGTAGGTGTTGTATTTCCACTGAATGATGGAACAAAAGTATTACGTTGGTATCCAAAATGTACAGTCGCTCCAATAGAAGAATCATGGAAAACACAGAATGAAGAAATGACTGTGGACGACGTTGCTTACACAATTACAGCAGACCCATTGTTATTTAACGATGTTACACAAGCTGAATTAGATACTGGTGATCCAGAAGCAAAAGGAATTAAAGTTACTGATTTCTTAAAACAAGTTATTTGCGATGAATCTCAACTAGCGCAATTAGGTGGAACTACAGGACAATAAGGAGTGATAGTATGGCACGTTTAAGGGATTTAGTTAACGTTGATATAAATAGAAATAAAATTAAGATACAGAAGGTGGAAATCCCTGTTATTTTCACAATGGATTCATTTCCTTATGTGGAAGAGTCATATGGTGGGGATTATCATGTATTCGAAAAAGAATTACATGGAATGATGGCGAAGGAACAATTTAGCTTAGGTGAAAAAGAAATTAAGTTAATGAGTACGCTGATTTATGCGATGGTCCGCAGCGGAGGTACTGAATGTACACCTGAAGAAATCAAAAATTCAATACCTATGTATGATCTACCTGATGTTTTCAAAGTTGTAATGGAAATTTTCCAAGGTCAAACTTTCCAAAACTCTGATATGGAGAAGGTGAAGCAAGAAAAAAAGTAAAGAACATACTGAATGAAAATGAAGAATCTCAGTCCGAATTGGATTGGGATTTTTATTTTTATGTCGGTAATACGTTACTTGGATTAAGCATGGATGACTTTTGGAAAATAACTCCTAATCATTTTTTAAAGCAATTCATTATGCATCTACGATATAACAACCCAGATGCTTTGAATGAGAAGAAGTCAAAACAAATTTACACGTTAGATCAAACTCCTTTCCGATAAGTGAGGTGAGAAAATGGCAGGGAATAATAAAGAAAGAAACGTTGTTCTTAATTTCAAAATGGATGGACAAGTACAGTATGCTCAGACATTAAAGCAAATCAATATGGTTATGAATAATGCAGCAAAGGAATATAAAAATCATATTGCCGCAATGGGTCAAGATGCAACAGCGACCGATAAATTAGTAGCTGAAAAGAAAAAGTTAGAAATTCAAATGGAAGCCGCTAAAAAACGTACAGCTATGTTACGTTCCGAATATCAAGCAATGTCTAAAGATACAAATACGACAGCAGAACAACTTAATAAAATGTACGGTAAGTTACTTGATGCAGAACGTGCTGAAACTTCTTTAAATAATGCAATGAAAAGAGTGAATGAAGGTCTTTCAGAGCAAGCGATTGAGGCACGAGAAGCTCGTGGTACTTTACTTGATTTACAAGAGAATTCTAAGAAGCTTGAAGCAGAACAAAAGCGTTTAACAAGCTCATTCAAGCTTCAAAATGCCGAATTAGGAGCAAATGCTAGTGAAGCTGATAAGTTGGAATTGGCTCAGAAGCAATTACGTCAGCAAATGGAAATGACCGATAGAGTCGTCCACAATTTAGAACAACAATTAAGCGCAGCAAAGCGTGTGTATGGCGAGAATTCCACAGAGGTACAACAGCTAGAAACAAAATTGAATCAAGCTAAAACTACATTGAAGCAATTTGAAAACTCGTTACAAAGTGTTGGTCGTAGTGGAGATCAAGCAGCGGACGGTATGGCTGAGTTAAACAATAAGATGGATTTACACAATTTTTTGGAAGCTAGTGAAGTTTTACAAGGGATGTCAGAGAAACTGATTGAACTTGGTAAAGCAGTTATAGGGGTAGCTATAGATTTTGATACTTCTCAAAGAAAGATTCAAGCTTCATTAGGTTTGACTGGGAAAGGTGCAGAAAACCTTCAAAAGATTGCAGTCGATACTTGGAAAAAGGGTTTTGGGGAAAATCTTGAAGAGGTAGATAATGCACTGATAAAAGTCTATCAAAATATGCGTGATGTTCCACATGAAGAATTACAAGGTGCTTCTGAGAATGTTTTAACACTTGCTAAGGTCTATGATGTTGATTTAAATGAAGCCACTCGTGGTGCAGGGCAATTAATGTCGCAGTTCGGTTTGTCTACACAACAAACATTTGATTTATTGGCAGCGGGTGCTCAAGCTGGGTTGAATTATTCAGATGAACTCTTTGACAATCTTTCAGAGTATGCACCTTTGTTCAAACAGGCTGGATTCAGTGCTAATGAAATGTTCACGATTCTTGCGAATGGAACGCGTGACGGCGCTTATAATTTGGATTATATCAATGATACAGTTGCTGAATTCGGAAAGAAAGTACAAGACGGATCAAAAGGTACGGCTGATGCGTTTGCTGATCTTTCCGAGGAAACACAAGCAGTTTGGAAAGCTTTTAACGATGGTAAAGCAACAGCCGCTGATGTGTTTAAAGCTGTAATAAGTGATTTAGGAAGTATGGATGACAAGGTAAAACAGAATCAAATTGGAGTCGGGTTGTTTGCTACTCGTTGGGAAGACATGGGTGCTAAAGCTGTATTAGGTCTTACTGATGTGAATGGTGGTCTTGGTGATGTAAATGGTCGTATGGATGAAATGAAAAAGCTTCAAGAAGAATCATTTGGTCAGCAATTTCAAAGTGCATTGCGAGAAACACAAGCAGCATTAGAGCCACTTGGAGAGAAAATGGCTGAATTAGCTAAAGATATTTTACCACCAATAGTTGATGGGATTAAATCATTAATAGATTGGTTTACAAAATTACCAGGACCAGTCCAAATATTTGCTGGAGTATTAGGGGTTTTAAGTGTTGCTTTTCTTATATTAACCCCTATTGTTGCAGCATTAGCAATTTCATTTATGGCGTTAGATATTGCTTTGTTACCTATAATCGGTATTATCGTAGGTCTTGCAGCAGTTATAACGGGAATTATTTTAGTAATTCAGAATTGGGGAGCCATAACCGATTGGCTTTCTGAAAAGTGGACCCAATTTAAAGATTGGTTTGGAGAATTGTGGTCTGGTTTAGTTCAGACTTGTAGTGATGGATGGAATGCCACAGTTGAGTATTTCTCAGGTGCCTGGTCTTCATTTATTGAGATGATGCATAGTTTTTTTGATCCTATAGGTCAATTTTTTAGTGATTTATGGTCTGGGATTGTTGAAACAGCGTCGTCTTTTTGGTCTTCCTTAGTAGAAACAGCATCTCAATTGTGGGGGACACTAGTACAAACTTGGCAAGATACATGGAACACGATACTTACAGTTTTAGATCCGATTATTTCATTAATTTCTACGGTTCTTGAAGCGGGATGGTTACTAATACAAGCGGGTGCACAAATAGCGTGGGCTGCCATTTGTAGATATATTATTGATCCTATGACTGAAGCGTATAACTGGTGTAAATCTCAAATTGGTGAGCTCGTTTTTTGGTTAAATTCGCAGTGGGAAACTATAAAATCCTATACGTCCGCAGCTTGGGGTTTGGTAAAACAGTATGTTATTCAACCGGTGCAGGAATTGTGGAATACAACGAAGCAAAAACTTGCAGATTTAGCTAACTGGATACTATCAAATTGGGAATCTATAAAATCCTATACACTTTCAGCGTGGAATTTAGTGAAACAATATGTGATTCAACCAGTAACAGATGCTTATAATCAGGCCAAACAAAAATTTACTGATTTATATAATTCAGCGCAAGAAAAATTTGATGCTGTGAAGAATGCAGCGAAAGAAAAGTTCGATGCGGCAAAACGATTTATTATGGATCCCATAAGAGAAGCGGTTGATGGGGTGAAAGGATTTATTGATAAAATCAAAGGATTCTTTGATAATCTGAAGCTTAAAATACCTAAACCTGAAATGCCACCAATGCCACACTTTAGCTTAGAAACTAGTACAAAGAATGTTTTAGGAAAAGACATTGTATATCCATCTGGTATTGGTGTGAAATGGAATGCTAAAGGTGGGATTTTCACTCGTCCAACTATTTTCGGAATGAATGGTGGACAACTTCAAGGCGCAGGAGAAGCGGGACGAGAAGCGGTGCTTCCTCTTAATAAGAAGACACTTGGAGATATCGGTGAGGGAATTGCAGCAACAATGAAAAGTGAACCTACTCAAGTTCATATTCATAATCCTGTTGTAAGAAATGACCGTGATATTGATCTTATGTATGAGAAAGCTGATGAATGGTTTTCACAGCGTGGTCGAAATATGCAAGTAGGAGTAGGGAGGAATCAATTTGGTTGATATAGTTATCGATAATGAATTAGCAAGTAATTATGGTATCTCTCTTGTTGGTCGTCCTAAAATTCCCACAGCAGAACAAGAAGTAGAGTTTATACAAATACCCGGGCGACATGGGTCATTGACGAAGAAAGGGGCGTTTAAAGACGTCTCTTTAAAAATTAAATTTAATATGCTGGAATTAGAAGAAGACTTAAAGCCTTTAATTCGTCGTATGAAAGCAAGGTTAATGAAGGGAAAAACACTGAGTTTCACGGATGATGAATATGTATATAGAAAAATAAAACATGTTGAAATTGGCGATATAGAAAATGAAATTGAAGAACATGGGGAATTTGAAGCGAGTTTTACCTTTGACCCATTCGAATATGCTATGGTGATGCCTTTAACATTAACTGAATCTCAAATACTATTTAATCCTGGTACATTTGAAGCGGCACCGAGATTAGAGGTATTTGGTAGTGGTGATTTACGAATCACAATTAATGACTCATCGTTTCAAATAAAAGCTGTAACGAATTCCGTTGTGGTAGATTCAGAACTTTTAATTGCTCATTCTGGTACAACTCCAATGAAAACAATCGGTGCATTCCCTGTTTTGTCAGAGGGAAATAACAAAATTCAATGGTCTAGTAATGTTACTAAAATTATAATAGAACCGCGGTGGAGATATAAATGATTGTATTGTATGAACCAAACGAAACAGATTTTACAGATAACGGAATCGGTATTTTAGATAAATATATTTATGGTGCAACTGTTGAGGAAGTGCTCAACGGTTTATTTGTATTTAAATTTAGTTATCCGTTGTTTGCTCCATATGGTAATGAAATCAATGGAATGAGCATTATAAAGGTACCAACTCCTGACGGAGACCAATTATTTAGAGTTGCATCGTACAATCCTAGCATGGGGGAATTGACGGCACAATGTTATCACATTTTCTATGATTTAACGGAAAATCTTATTGAAGATATATATATTGATAATCAAACAGGGAATACAGCGATGGATCGCATAGCAACAGGATGCCAATATAAGCATCCTTTTACTTTTTCTTCTGATCTAACGAAAGTAGCAAGCTCACGTATTGTAAGGAAAAATCCTGTCGAAATTATTTTGGATAACAGCCAAGAAAATGCTTTCGTAAATCGTTGGGGTGGCGAATTAAAACGAGATAATTTTGATGTGAAGATGTTAAGAAGTCGTGGAAGGGATAGAGGGATCGTAATTAGGCATAAAAAAGACCTTTTAGGGTATGAAGGGGTTGTAGATTGGAAAAGCCCTGTTACTCGTATTATGCCACAAGGATTTAATGGGCTATTTTTACCGGAAAAATATGTTGATAGTCCTCTTATTAATAAATACCCTCACCCTAAGATTCGTATTGTGGAATTTAAGGATATTAAGGCAGCCATTGGTGAGAATGCTAAGGATGAAGATGCTGTTCCACTTGAGGAAGCCTATAAATTATTGCGTAAAGCATCAAAAGATATGTTCGATAATCAGCATGTGGACCAACCAAAAGGAACATATAAGGTTTCATTTCAAGAGCTATCACAGACAGAGGAATATAAGGACTATGCAGTGTTACAAAGTGTTTATATGGGTGACATCGTCACTGTGGAACATAAAGAAGATGGCGTTGACGTCCAAGCGAAGGTAAATGCTTATAAATATGATCCAATTAAAAAAGAATACATCAATTTAACGATTGGCAATTTTAAAGAATCGTTTGCAGATATGCGAGGGAAAATCGACCAAATGAAAGATGACCTGTCGGATATGAATGTTTCTATCCTTGAAGCCGCTAAAGAGCATGCGACAAATCTTATTAATAGCGGTTTTGGTGGTCATGTACGTAATTACCCTGACAGAATCCTAATTATGGATACAAAAGATGAAATGACAGCCGAAAAGGTTTGGCAGTGGAATATTAATGGTTTAGGTTATTCTTCTACAGGGATTAATGGTCCGTATGGACTTGCAATGACAATGGATGGACGAATAGTTGCTGATTTTATAACAACGGGTATATTAAATGCAGCTCTTTTAAAAGCCGGTACGATTAAAGGGCAAAAAGGAAATATGACCATTGATCTTGATAACGATAAGATGAAAATAGCTAACGGGGCAATATCCATTCTTAGACCTGATGGTTATGAAGTTATTAGTGATGGTATGGCAAAGTTTGATTTAACTGTAGACGAGCATGAACCTATGTATATCGGTGAAGGGGTTTATGTTGACGGTTGGTGGTGGGTTACTACTATGACAGTCCCACGAGAATGCCAAGTATACACAATTAGGCATCAAGCTAGGTATTTAAAACTCCATCTAGGTGTATTTGTAGACGCAGGCGGGACAGGTAGAGTTGAAGTTGCGGAAATTCGCGGTGGCGTCGGCTCTGTAAAGGTAGCAGAAAGAACATTTACAAATGGTCAAGGCGGAACGGAAGCGAGTGCTGGTATTACATTATCTGTAGATTTAGGTGTACCTGACGGTAAAATGAAATCATTTATTCTATCATTGGGTAGTGTTGGTGGTGGCGAACGACGGGCGCGCTGTCGGAAAATTAGAGTATGGTTAGAGGGTTAAACGAGAGAGGGGTGATTACATGACACGATTATTCAATTTAAACTTAGACATAATCTATAGCTATAGTTTCTTGCAAGAACCACTTGAAGTTCGTAAGGATGATAGAGACACAACAACTGTGGAGGTCACCGCAACAAATAAAGGGAAACCTTTTAACCTAAAAGGCTGGAAAATTGTTTACGAATGTCGATTATCAAATGGTAGTTATGTAAGGGATGATGGAATTAAATTCAGCAACATTAAGGTAATTGATGAAGCAAAAGGTATATTTCGATATACGTTTATCAATGAAGCAATTAGTACGATTGGTAAGGTAACAACAGCGTATTTCGCATTTGAAAAAGTTGATAATTCTTTGCAAAATCCAATTGATAGAGTTACAACAAAAGACTTTAAATATAAAGTAATTAGTGATGCGATTTCTGGTTCTAGTGGCGTTGCGGCTCACTACGTATCAGAGTTAGAGAAAATCATCGAAAAAATGAAAAAAGCATCTGACGAAATGGATTTGGATGCAATTCTAAAGAAAATCAAAGAAATCCAAGATCAAATCGGTAAAGTTGACTTTGTTAAACGTGGTGGCGACACGATGACAGGAGACTTGAATTTTGATGCAACTCAATCGTTGAAAAGAATAACTTCATACGATGGTATTAAGGCGTTATTTTCGTTATCATTCGCTAAGAATGGCATGTTTTTCGCTGAAGATAGACAAAACCAAAACTTCAACGTTTTTGTTTATGATCCTACGAAGCAAGAATTCACTTTAAATGCTAATTCAAACATCCTAAAGAAAACAGAAATATATAAAGATTGGATTAGAGCAGATGGTCGTCCTAACAGACTCGCTGATGAAACCGACCTAAATACCGTAACAAAAGCAGGTATTTACGATGTCAGAAACCCGAAAAACTCACCTGTAGGAGATTGGGCGTTCTTAGAAGTTATTCAACATACAGATCAATACGTTTTACAAAGATTGACTTCATTTGTTTCTACACAAAGAAATAAAATGTGGACAAGAACATCTATTAATGGTGTTTGGGACGATTGGGAGGAAAAAGGTGGATTAGAAAAAATTGCGGCAGACCCTATGACGCACTTAAATAGCGCTAAGGTTTTAACTCGTATTCCAACTAAACAAAACATTAGTGGCGTGGACATGTGGTTGCAAGGTGTTAACGTTAACGATAATAAAAACGAAGTATATGCAAGTTATATAGACGGAAACGGGACTAAACTACGTATTGAGATTTTCGATTTTAGCGCAAAATCAAAAGGGCAACGAACGTTTACTACGCCGCAGAACTCTTATACAGAGTCATTGCCATACTGGTACAACGCTAATAATCAATTGCATTTCCTCGTTCGTCTTACTAACGATTCTAAGTATCATGTACTTAATTTTGATGCGGGAAACACTGCAGGCCCGTTCCAATTACAGGGACGTAGAACGATAGCCGTTCGCGACGGAAGTAGAATGATTACATTGAAAGAAAACGAACAAACTGGCGTTATTACTGGAATGTACGTCTACGATTGGAATTCTGTAATCAATGGTAAACCTCAATTGTTAGCTGAAAAGAATTTTGAAACTACATCAAACAAGCCAGAAAAGACACAAGGTGCAGCCCAAAGCAAAGGTTACACATTCTTATGCCAAGGTGAATGGAAAGGACACCCACACCTTACTGTTTTAGATAACACTGGAAAGATCCAAAACGTATTCCGTTATTCTAAACGTTCACTTGCTGAGATTATCAACAAACAATACCCTAATGCTATTGCAGCAAGTCAAATGGATACGTGGGAATATGAGTCGGAAGGTGGTTGCACTTATAAAGGTAGGTTGGTAACAACTCAAGTTGCTCCTGACTGGGCTTATCTGTTCATTCACAATTCAGCTGATGGAACGCCTATTGAGATAGAGCCTGATAGTACGCAGGCAGCTAGTAGTGGCAGTAGTGGACTGCCTACGGCATTTTGGTTCAATCGTAGTTCGTTTAATTACGGCACTGGAAACAATGTTGTTAAGCATGACAAAGACCCTCGTTGGACTCAAGGTAAAGTACCTGTGACTTATGATGGGACTTACTATAAAACTACCGAAGACGGCATGTATGACATCGATGTATTCTTTTCTGTACTTTGTAAAGGGGCGGCAGCTGAACATACTATTGCCGTGGACTTTATGCGTGATTCGGATAATTCGGTTTCATCTACTTTTGAACTGGCTAGCTTTGCTAATGGGTATGAAAATCGTTATGCCCGACTCTACGGGAAACTTACATGGTTTATTGAGAAAGATACACGTTTCAAAATCATGTATAAAAATAATGATAACGCATCTTCAGAACACTATGAAACTCGCGTGACCATCAGAAAAACATAAAATTAATGAAATATTATCAGTGAGGTGATGAAAAATGGCTGAGTACATGGCACAACGTGTAATTGATCAGGTTTATACGTATACGGTTGTTATTGTAAAGATGAAAGCATACAAAGAAAGAATCGATAAATATTTAACTGACAATGGAAGAGAAGATTTAATTATGGATAGCGCACAATAGTGGGCTTTTTATTTTGAATAAAATACAACTTATATGACCAAGAGGGGCGATTTCGCTTCTCTTTTTCTTTTGGGGAGATGAGAACAATGGAGGATGCAATTTTCAATTCAATGATGCAACAAGGAGCATTCGCAGCGTTATTCGTGTGGATGCTTTTTACTACGCAAAAAAAGAATGAACAGCGTGAAGAGCAATATCAAAAGGTCATTGAAAAGAACCAGGGTGTAATTGAAGAACAAGCAAAAGCCTTTAGTTCATTAGCAAATGATGTATCAGATATCAAACAAAAAATTATGGGGAATGGTGATGTAAAATGAAAAAATCTATTAAAGTATTAAGTTCAGTTGCAA